CCAGTTAAGGAGGTGTATGACTTATTTAGTGATTTGAAGGCAATTGAATATATAAACGAGACTGGTTGTATAAATAAAGATACGATGGAGGTATATTACATTGCTCTATTGGATGTTTGGGAATACAGCGGTATGGAAATAGTAAAACCAGAGAATATTAAACTAGAACATTACACACTGGTTGTGTAGATTAGTGATCTAAGTATATCATATACTTCTCCTCATCATTCAAATTTATCTGTAATGTTTCTTCCTTGTGTCCAGTAGTGAATCTAATAACTACGAGGTTCATGATACCAACATCTTTATCGGTTTCTCCTAGGATATCATCCAATAGAACACTTCGTACATCTGTCTTACTCATTTTAGGACCCACTTCAATAGTTAATTCTATATCAATATTAATCCTCTTATCTACGAATGTGTGTATAAGGTTTGTGTACATAGACTCGTTACGTCTCTGTGTCTTATATAGAAATAGTGAGAATATAACTAATCGTTTAATGTAGTTATGTCTAATTAGTTGAAAATTTAAATTCATATTACATATATTAAATTAATGATCCGTACATTACCAAGATGGGTATGTGTATAATAGATATAATTAATAAAGTAATATACACACTCTTTGTGGCTGTGGGTGGTAATTTTTATTTGAATTGGCTGCTGGTAACTAACCCAACATCAAAAAATCCACTTATTAAGTGGTGTTGGGGTGTTATGTGTTGTAACAGCACATGGAATGTTAGAGATAGATATATTGATGCTTATGTTTATGGTGTAATACACATAATAGGATGTGTTTTTATGATTTATTCTGGTGGGTTTTGGACAATTTGTAATTTCGTTATAAATGTCTATCCAATACTAGTTCAGTTATATATAGGTTTCAGATGTTATCGAATAATGCAGTATAAGAAATTACGATCTAAGTAATTTCTTCAACCTGAGTTCACGTATCTCTTCCTTATTCATCAATTTCTTATAAGTTTCTGAACAAACAGGACATGTCGATTTCTTTCGGTGTCTATTGGATCGATTTCGATAAATGTCTGATACATCCCTAAGACATTCTGGACAGAACTTATTATCGGGATTCGTTAATATTGGTAGTGTTGTCCAAGTATAATTGATACCAAAGTGCCTTTCGAAAATTTTATAATCCATTTTTATTTCTTTAATATTGTTTTTAGTTTTAAATCTCTTACTTCGGATTTTATTAATGTGTCTCCTTTGTTAAAATATTTCCGACAGTCCAGACACTGGTAATCCGAAACCATAGAGTATTGATTAAATGACACCACCAAACTATCACGGTAACAATGAGGACAATATCTATCTTCTGTACTTAGTGTTTTTGTAATCATGTCAATAGTTCCTTTAACTTGAATTCTCTCACAGTAGCTTTAGTTAATGATTTATATATGGGAAAACTTATTGAGCAATCCATACACACATAAGCACTAAACAAAGTGAATCCACCATATTCACTAGTTAGGTTATTACTATAACACTCTGGACAATATCTAGATTTCCTTTTATCATCTAAATCACCTTCTGGATATATTCTTCCACTCATAGGTTTATTACATTCTGTCTAATATAGTAATGGCAATGAAGAAAAAACCAACAACTATTGTAAATATTGATGCTGATATAAAAGCCAATCGGAAGGTGGCGTATGCATATCCAAAAGGAAGACCTATAAGTGTGAATATAAGGAAAAATATCACATATATTGAGATAATTCGTAATGTATTTCTTAGTCGTTTCATAGTTTTGTTTTTATTACTTTTAATATCGTATCTATATCATATGGGCTTGTCAAGACTGTGTGATCTATATTATTCTCTGATAATAAACTCTCATATATTTGATCCACTTTTTTAGCATTTTCTAAGGTTTGTGTTCGGCCATTCTGAACATACTCGAAGCTTCTCTCTAGATAGAAAGCCAAATTATTCATTTTATTATACTCACACAAGACAAGATCTGTGAAATATGGATTGTTTCCGTTGTAATAGACAATAGAATTTAATAAAGGTGAGTCAGTTATTATGACATCGACTTTATCAATTAATCGATGTGTTCGTTGATGTTGTTTTCCGAAGATATATAGTTGGTTTTCAATCTTTTTAAAAGACTCCTCCCATACTACTTCTTTGACATACTCCGGTGCCATCTCAACATCGATTCCGTCCATTTTCATTCTAGCAAATAGATTTGCACATAGTGTTGATTTTCCAGTACCTGGACCACCGAATAAGCTGATAATAAGTGTTTTTTCATTCATATACTATATATACGATAAATAATGGCATAAGATTTTAAAAAACTGAAAAATTATATTTCCGGAAGGTGATTTCATTTAAATTATCAAGAAATATAGTAAAAATATACTAGAGACTGTGTGTTTACTTATATATACATGTAAATAAATGTACCTATTATGAAGAATAAGTTATTAAATGTAAGAATACCTGAGAAGTTGTTAAATGACTATAAAGAGTTTTGTGAGGAGAATACTTTCACGATGTCTAAGAGAATTCGTAAATTGATGGAGAATGATATTAATAAGTGGAAGGAATATAGAGCGGCTAAACTACTTAAGTAATTTTTCCAATTTTTTGTTACGAAATTCAGATTCACTCAACAGTTCGTCTTCATATACAAATTTTGAATTAGTTGATGTATTGTCTATGGGTATGATGTGATATTCACAACATTTATCACCGGGGTAACATTGAGCACTATGTATGGTATATTTAAAACCACGATAAAAAACCACGGACTTTATTCCGAATTTAACACTAACATACGATTTTTCATACTCTTCATCACTACCTCCCGTACCAATAAATTTCCTTTGTAACCAACTCACTTTTTGAGTATGCTATTTAATTTAACATCTCTCATAACTGCTTTCAACCAACCTTCTGATGGTTTTGGTTCTTCACCATCTACGTCCAATACCCACATATCACCTTCTTTAAAATGATCACACCCATTGGCGTTATATTTACCAGAAGTTAAACTAGTTTCATCAAATATATCAGCATAACATCCATAATCGGTGGATTCCACGGTGTAGTTGGAGTACCCTCGATCCTGTGAGTAATATCTTGAGCAATCTTCACAACTTTTTAACGGAGTATTGTTTAATAAATCGATATCGATTTTTATTTGCTCGATTGGATTTATGTTTGATAACTTATCTCTCAATTTTTTGATGAATAAGATTTTGACTTCTTCATCAACAATTATCGGGGTTTGTAATCTATCCACGGTGTGTATTTCGGTACATAGTGCTCCATTATATTCGGAAACAGATGCTATGGATTTATACTCATATCTACTCCACCCAGTACCTACACATAAATAACATGACCAAAGACCTTCTTCCAAAGTATCTAGTTCGAATTGAACATTGACAGTAGGGTAACCATTTTTAGATGATAAACCCTTTCCCTTTACTCTCTTTGCCTTAATTACTTTCATTTAATAATTCGTGTAGTCGTTTGTTACGTACATTTTTAACCAATTCTACCTCAGATTCATATACAAATTTAATCCTAACCGTGTCACTGGACATCACAATCTTATACTCAATTATATCATTAACTAAGAGTACTTCATTTATACACCACTGGGTATTATTATGAAAGACAAAATCTTCCTTAGTATATAATGCTCTTATGTAGGGTATATCATTCATAGTACTTATTTAAGTATTCTCTATTGTCGTTGATTACTCATCTTCTAAATACCTCCACTAATTTCATAGAACTTTTCCGAAGTTCAATATATTGAATAAACCTGTGACGGTGTTCTTCAAGAGCCTCTAAGTCAGAATCACCTATTGTACCTCTCAATAACATATTTTTGAGTTCTGGGTAGTTCTTGATGATACCGTTCTTAGTATATGAATCACTTTCATATCCATCAATGAGTGAGAACACTTGTCCAAACTGAAAGCTAAGAACTTTATAGATATCTTCGATTTTATCTTTTTTACCAGGAAAATCGGTCATTTTAGTATAGTCAATCTTCTTAATGACTTTCAATTTCATAAGAGCATCACCACGTAGAGCCTTCTTTATTTCGACCCTCATATCAGTTCTCGAATAAAATGTTATAAGGAACCGACACACTCGAATTACCTTCTCGTTGATATCCCTCTCAACACTAGATTTTATAGGGTTGTCGAAGTATTGCCTATGGTTGTCGTAGGTGTAGAATAGAACATTACTCAACTCATCTTTCGTACCTTTAAAACAATCGATTAATTGATTACCATCCACACCACCAAATACACCAATGTTGCAGTTTAATGGTTTCCCCGTTAATAGCTTTTTAGACAACTTGTCATTCCAGTGTTTACAGATTTCGTGTGCATCATCTATGTTTCGTGGTATCTCATCAACGGACACAAGAACATCATAGTCTTGTGAGTTTTCGGATCCAAATAAATAGAAAGGTGTTTTCGTATCCATTAAACAAATATACTAAATAATACATATAATACATAAATTATTATTAACTATGGAAAATTTGAATATTATTGAGATAAATGACACACATAGGGAAGAAGTAATTAACATATTCAAAAATACGTTTGGGGAAAGTCAATGGAATGGTTGGTTAGAACTTGAATTGAAAGAAGCTGTTTTTAATGGTAATAGCTACTATAAAATTGACCTGTATGGTATAGTCATAAATGGTAGTATAGTATCGGTGGCTGGAATTGCTGACGGTATGTTCCTGGATAGTATTAAAACACTTAGATTGGGAGCTACATTACCAGAATTTACTAAAAGAGGGTTTATGGACACATTGGTTCAATATAGATTGAACTTATTGAAAGCTAAAGGATATGCAGGTGTTTTGGTTAGTACAATGTTTCCACATAGGTATACCAAGTATGGGTTTTCACTCATACAGAGTAGTGATTCTTACAAGGCGCTATACCTTGATATGGAAAATCTTAATATTTCCCATATATCAAATGTACGGAAAATTATTTAATCTCTCAGTATTTTTAAAGACATATTATTTCATACGTCTTCGATATTAAACCCCAAAGAATCGATTCGTTTTTCAGAACGTGATTTCAATTCATCATCTATGAATTTCTTCTTCTCCTTAAATATACTAATTCTATTCTTTTCTGAATTTTTCAAATCATAATATATACCCTCATCTTCTTCTCTACTATCCCAAACACCACCAAGTGATTCTTCACCGGTTTCATCATCAAGTACTACCTCTAAACCAAGTCCGAGTGGATGTAAAAACCTTCTGTTCAATTCTTGAAGATATCCCTTCTCACGGAATTCTTTAATATCTATGCGTTTAATATCTGTTGATTTTCTCATCTTGTTCTATTTTTTAGTAATTAATTCTATTCGGCTTCAATTTACCAGACATAACATCATCCATCATTTTTGGATGATAATCATCCAGTAATTTTTTTCGTGTAACATTCCATCCAACCGGTGGTATTGTATAATCTTCAAAATATGTGTATCTGATCATGCCACAAAGGCTTTCACCAGCACCCTTAATATCACCATTAAGTTCTACTTCAAACTCACCATCACCAATATGTTTTACTATGTAGTTATCTTCCATTAGTAGTTCATTAGTAGTTCATTATAAGTACTTCAGTCGATTTATTGACTGGCTTACCTTTTTTGGCTCCTGATATCTTATGAAATTCTTTCTCTACCCATCGATACTTATCCTTTGGGAAAAACTCTTCTAGTTCCGGGAAGTAATAGTATGATAATGACCAACGAGCTTCTAGTTTCTTCATACAGTCAGCAAGTCTCTCATGTGTGTGTAATCCGAACTCGTGGTTAGAGTAATAATTCTCTTTTGTGAAATATGGTGGGTCAAGGTAAAAATAAGCTCCTGGACCGTCATATTGTAACATCAACTTCTCAAAGTCCATACATTCAACATGTGTGATTTTATCAAAGTGACGTTTCAGACTCTTACCGTGATTACTGAAATTCAGTTTTCTCGAAAAGGCTCCAAACTTACAGTTGTATTTACCCCTAAGATCAATGAACTTAGCCGTCTCAGGTTTTGACCCAGAGAACACTTGACCGAGTACATAAGCGTACTTCATGGCCGTTTGGAAATCAGGGTTCTCAACATCTAAGATAAGTTCTTTACCGAAAATCTCTTTCTGATACTCATAGAACCACTCAGGGTACTTGGGATCAGTAACATCTTCATGCCTCTCCTGATACTTCTGATTAGCCAAATGAGGATAAAATTTCTCATACTGCCTAACAGCAGCAAAGATGTTGGCATTTAATGGATTGAAATCGTTATAAATAACATCCTTCAAATTTGTGTATTGTTCTAAGTCCATTTCATAATAGAGGTTGAACATGCCACCAAACGGCTCACAGTAAGTTTCAATATCCTTTGGGATAAACTCATCTATCCATTTGCCGATCTTACCGCGTTTACTACCTATGTATGAAATCATTTCTTTCTGTATTTAGTTTTTGTTATACTTATGTTATATGCTTCTTCAAAGATAAGTTGCTTTCGTTTGAGAAAAAACTTGGAATCTTTATATAAATAATCGTATAGTGTTTCAATATCTTTATATCCTGACCAGCCGATGTACTTATAGTTCTCAGGACCATAAGGTTTATTTAAATTTATACTAATTTCTCGATTTAAGTGTGTATTTAAGTCATTTATGAATGGAAAACTAGCTGATATTATCCGAACATCACCTCTTTTATGACCTTCACGACCCTTTCTATTTTCTTTCTTTATCCTAACACAACCATCTCCATCGAAATATCCTCGGATGAAATGACGATATAATGTTTTGTCTTTTAGTTTGGGAAATTGTAATGTGAATGTCTTATTAGAATGTACTCCTAAATTAATAAGATCGGATTTCATCTTCTTACTCGATATACCTATCTCACATATATCTTTCCGTTTGGAGCTATGCCATATATCACCCTCGAATTCCACACACTTTGAGAAGGATTCCAATACTTCGATATCTTTGTTATTTATTTTAATTGTCAATTTGTTACGATTCTTAGCAACACTCCCATCAGCCATTAAGAACCCAAGGAAGTATGCCTTATGTTCTGAATCGATATTTTCGAAGTAATTTTGGTTAAATTCTATTCTCTTCATAAAGTAACCTTTGTTCTTTTTTTGTATATAACGTATATATAGAAAGAATCCCGGCCCCTTTAGGTGCCAATAATTATGAGTAGAGAAAGGAAAATAACAGATACGCAGGCCACTCAGTATGCTGAGGGCCGAAAACAGTACAACAGTGATAAGTCGTTAGTTCAGATACGTAAGGAGACTCACGTTAGGTTGAAGGCTTATTGTAAGGAGAATGGTATATCGATTATCGATTATTTGGATGAGTTGATTGGTAAGGGAATCTCTTAGTCGTGGTACTGTTTACTCTTACGGTTGATTACGGCCAATATCATATTATATTCAATGAACATGACATCCCTGGTCCTTCTGAGGCATTATCGAGTCTGGAAGGTTTGTAAAAATCTCTAACCATTTGGATGGCTTCATCGAAGTTACCTTCTGTTAATAGAGGTTCAATTTGGTCGGCAATTATTTTGTTCAATTTCACACCAATTTCATCAATGTGATTATAGTACTCCAAACATTTTTTTCATTTCATCGACAATGTTTAAGTCTTCGATTGGTTCATCTGATTCGTTGAATCTTTTTATATGTTTTCTCTCTGCCATGTTCTATATATTAAAAGAATTTTACTTATTTTCTTTACGACTGGTTTAGGTCAATATTTTACTAATATGATTGAAGCATTCCTTAACCTCCGGTCTATTCATAATTTCAGACTTGTTATTTTCCCATAATTCGTCACATTGTCTTTTTACTTGTGGAACACGGGTGTAGACTTCCATTATATAGTCGGTGTATTCGGATTCTTTCTTATGTAATGTGAATAAATGGTTTATATGGTAATTCAGATAGCTAGCTAATATTTCCTGTTCGTAAAGTCGTTGTGAGAGTTTATCTATTGTGTATTCAGTACCAATTTCTGGGTATCCAAGGTTTGGTAGTTGTCTTTCTTCTTCAGTAGCAACTAACCAATGGCATATCTCGTGTGTTAGTGATGTCCAATTACCAGCGTATATTTTATCATCGGTTTGTTTAAAACATATATCGCCAAGTCTGGTCCTTTTACCAGTAGTGTAATATACGAGAGGTATTAGTAGTTCGAGATATGTACCTACTAGTTTTTAATTGAAATTGTTATCGGCCTTAATTAATGTGAGCTTATCTGATTCGACTTTCCACATCCCGGCACAAAAGTATTCTTCTAAATTTGATTCGTATAATTCTTCGGCTTTTTCTAAACTGAGGAATGTTAAGTCAATAATGTCGAGTAGGTCTATACCATACTCATTTCCGGGTAATACGAGGTATTTGTCTTCCATGTCGTTATTTCAAAGACTTCGTATAATTCCCTCCTTTTATGTGGAAGTAACATGCGGGTATAGCAAGTAGTAGAACGACAAACGTGAAGAAAATTGTATATTGTGTAGTAAATTCCAATATTAAAAATATAATTTGTAATGTGTTGAAAAAGAATCCTATTTTTTTGTATTTATTCATTTTATCATATTTAATTTTATACCATACTTATTTCCGGGTAATACGAGGTATTTGTCTCTCATTATCTATTCACCTTCTTGAACTTCTTTAATCTTATCTCGGTACATAGCAGCAGTTACATAATCTTCGATAAGAAGTGCTTCATCCAACATTCGTTGCATGTCTTCTATTGAGAGTATATTACCTTTTTTTGTAGAACTGTTTGATGTTTGTTCTTCCGGAATAATATTACCATCAGTATCTATTTCCATACCAATTTGGTCGAGTACTTCTTCTTGTGCGTATAAAGGACACTCGAATGCTAGTGATAAGGCAATGCCGTCACCAGCGGTGCAATCTATAATTCTAGACTCGATGCCATTAGAGACAACTATTCTAGCGTAAAAAATACCAGCTAGTAATTTATAAATTTCAACCTCTTGGCAATCCATATCGAATTCTACACAGACGGATTGTACGAGTTCGTGAGTGAAAGGTCTTGGTGATTCCATACCCTCTACTTTAAGAGCTATAAATTGAGCATCATTTGTTTTTATGATAATTGGTAATTTACGTGATCCATTTTGTTCAGCAAGAATACATATATATGATCCTATTTGACTCTGTGAGTATTGTAGTCCGAAAACTTTAACTTCTCTTTTCATGTCTGTTCTATATTATATTAATCTATTAGTTTTACAAATATACGAATTAATCTCGTACATACAATGTTTTAATCTTGTAAGAGTAAATCAGCAGCACTCGTGCTACAAAATCCCAGTGGCTTACAAAACACTCGATAGTCAAGCCCTCTCAGCCATGGAGCATAAGCCTTGTATGTAGCATAAGATTTATTTACTTGTTTCTTACCTCTTTGGTTTATAGTAAATTCTTTGGGATTATAGTCCAAGTGTATATCAACTAGTTTGAATTCTTTCTCCTTTTCGAATGGTGTGAGAGCCATATTATCTATAAATTTCTCTACTTGATGTCCTTCAACCCAATCGTTTTCACCCTCACATTTCTGTAAATGGAACTTATATCTCTTTCTTTCGGTTTCATCTAAATCTTCTCGTATGTACTCACCGGTTAATTCTTCGTTCAAATATTCAGCAATTTCATAAGCATAAACTGATTCTTGATAGAGTCTTTCTTCATTATCTCGTATCTTATCTTTTCTTTCTCTGAAGAAAACAACATGAGCACCGTTACGGATATCTTTGTTGTGCATCATTATAGTACATGCATAGACTGTCTTTCTACGTTTCTGTATGGAATCACATCCAACGGATATGGTTGTACCAGGCTCGTTCTTTAGGAAGTCTTTCAAGTACTCTACTATGTCAGTGATTTTATCTCCTCCAAATTTCTTAAAACTGTCTTTATACCTACTCATTACATTACATCTATTTTTAATATAGAATTACTAATTACTTGTGGTGGTATTACAACATGACCACCATCTTCTGTTACCATCTCGAATCCACTTTTATAGTAGTCTTTCGATGCTTCGGTGAGTCCATCAAGTTCGGGTTTTGTCATTTCAAGAACGTCACCTTTAAACTCACCGAGTTCAGAAATAATTCTAATTCTAACTTTCATTTAGAAGTATACTAAAAAAGGGGGTCTTTGTTTACAAAGACCCCCTTTAATTCGATATGTTACGAGTAGATTACTTATTGTTAATCTCGTGGATTGTTTTAAGAACTTCACGGAAATTCAAAAGGAATTTTCTCAACTTATTACCAGTTACATCGTAGTTGTTATCTACAAGGAACAAAAGGTAACCAGTCAATTCATCTTCACCAACTGTATTCAAGAACTCAACACAATTTTCAAGTTGTTTGGGGGTGAGTTCATTGAGATCCAACTCTTTAAGTGAGTTAAGAAGTTCTGATTTCTTATCTCGGTTGTATCTCTCAATGTCTTTCTTAACCTTTTTGTAGTTGTTCAAAACATCTTGGATGCTGATGTTCAACATATCCTCACAGTACTGGATGTATTTCATTGCGGAAACTCCAACATAAGAACCAGCGAGGTTTTTCAACATCGGAAGGAAAGTTCGTGCCGAAGCGTCTTTTCCATAGTTCTTAATGATAAACTCACTCATCATCGTCCAAGATCGTGGAGATGCGTAAGCTGTATAGGTTGAATCATCGGTCGGATCAACATACAACTTCTCAGGGTGAGCTTTCAAATAACTAACAATTGTACTATGTACATTGTTCTCAGCAAAATTCTCAATCCACTCAAGGATTCCCAGTGTGTGTTTAACGTGAATCAATCGGTTGTTAAGAGCTGAATCGAACTCTTCAACATCAGTACCATCTTCGTCACCAAGGTTACCTGATGCCATCATAAGAACGTTATTATTGAACGAGAAGTTCGTACCAATCTCACGTTCAAGTAAGATTTGAAGAGCTGCGTTACGAACGGCTTGTGTAGCTCTGTTCAACTCTTCAAAGTGTATGATAGTTGGTTGCTTGTTAGCATCATCAGCCCATCGTGGAACAACGTGGTCAAGAACCTTCTTACCATCGATTTCACTCACATTTGGAAACAGACCTACATCAGTCTCATCAACCATTGACAATCTAATGTCCATGTATCGAAATCCCATTTTTTCAGCAATTGATCGAGCAATTGCTGATTTTGCTACACCAGGTTTTGCCGTGATGAAAAGTACACCATACTTAGCCCACATTGTACGAAAATACAACTCTTCTTTTTGGGTTAGTGTTTTCAAGTGTTCAGCGAACGGTTGTTCTTCAATCATTGTTTTATCTTTTTCTTCACTCATCTTTTTTTTGTTTAGTGATTGTTATTAATTATTACTTTACAAATATTACTTTATTATTAAACTACTTATTTTTGTTAGAATATTTCCATTTTATTTTTTTGTGGGTTAGTATTTGTTTATTTTAATTATCTTGTGATATTATATCCTCATGAAGTTCTTTCACCAATTTCATATATGTCTTCATAATATCATAGACCTCTTTTGGTATATCGCTAACTGTATTGTGGTCGATGATTTCCAACAGAATGACTTTTCTTTCTTCGTCATTGGATGCTGTTTCTAATTTCTCAGTGTATTCTTTAACGTTTAATTTTTCCATATTGTTTGAATTAATTCTTTACAAATATACGGATAACTTTTCGTTACGGCCAAACTTTTTTATAATTTATTTTCCAGTATGTATATTTTGACATCATTTGTGTGTAAAATATCATATTTCACACCATCAACATCGGTTTCATTTAGTGTCCAATTGGGTTGTGTAGTTGGATTATATTTAATCTCTTGGTCTTTTTCGTCAGTTAATGACTCTTTATTGACCACATCTACGATATTACATTCAATCCAAGCACAAACTGTCTTGTGTGCTCCTTTGAAAATATTCTTAGCGGTTTTCTTATTATTATGTAGTTTACAATCAAACATAATAAGTGTTACTTCGGAAGGGTTGTGATATGTGGGTTTATTATTATCATCTCGTATCTGCCATTTCTTATAATTGGCTCCTCGACCTAGATTAAATCTCACTTTATACATTGTGGTTTTGGTCCTTTACCGTGTTTTTTGAAGAAATCTAGAGCTTCTTCTCCATAAATTGTAATACCATCGCTCGCATGTTCTGAGAATGATGCATATGGTTCTGATGTTGGTTCATCGATGCCGTGTCCACAACAAGCGTGAAATACTCCGGGAAGGTTATTGATGCATGGATCGTGTTTATCATCAGTCATTAAAAATTTACAAGATGGACAATATCGTTTATCATCTCTACTAATGGGTTCGTGTGTGTCTTGGTAACGCCATATACATTCCTCACAATCAGCATCAATGTATATTTTGTGGCCGAAATAGTGTGCTTTGGCTTTATATTCCATCACCTATTTTTTAGAATTTCTTTATATTCTGTCATTATCTTATCAAATAATGGTTCGTCTAAATCCTTAAGTGAATTTATTAATTTACCAATTCTTGATTTTTTAGGAGTTAATTTACCCTCACCGATACTTACCATTTTCTGACGTATTGTGGATTCGAGCTTAATTAGTTGTTTTTCGTTTGACATATTTCTTCTAAGTGAAAATGTCCTAAAAGTTTATTTATTAATTACTTGATTAAATTCTGATCTATTTTGGATATTTCACTTAGAATTGGATTTCTCTGTAATGTTATTTCAAATTCCCTAGGAAAATTAAGTCTACTATCTATTGTATGTTGCCATTGAACCATATCATAATTAGCATCTACTTCTACTAGGAATAACTCTTCATAATCATTTAACTCTATACCAATTGATTCATACCAAGGCTTTTCGTATAATCTTTCTATATATGATGTGTCTAAATAGTGATTACCAAGTTTATCAACATCAATATCATCTATTGATTCTACTTGTAGGACACGATATAACTTGAAATCCCCAAAGAATTCGAAGAATTCGTGTTGGAAGAAATAATCTAACTCATCAACAGCATCTACATAATAATTATGACCAGCGTGATGGTCTTTAGCATGTTCATATGCCCAATCTTTCAATGCCTGTTGTTCTATATGGTTCTCAAAAAATTGAAGATGTTTCATACGTGTGTATATAATTTTAGTAATCTGAGAAATAATCTCCCATATCATCATCATCTTCGAAGTCTGATGATGGTATTACGTTCTTTTCGTGGAAAAATTCGATTAGTAATCGTTCATCGTATTCTGATATGTCCGAAATACTCAGTTCGAAAGTGTATTGGTCCATCATACTCCACATAACTTCTAATTCATCTAGGTATTCGATAACACCCTCTTCATCTAAACACTCATCAAGTGAATAATATCTGTATAATCTCTTCATAACTCAATCTCCTCAATTTTTTTCACGTAGAAACTCGATAATATCAGTCATTGGTAGTCTTTTTCGGTTATCCTCATCGATGTATCGATTGGTAACTGTCATTTTAACACCGGATTGACCCTCAATAAGACCTACTCGTATTAGGTTATCATCTACCTTAATAAGTATGTGATCATCCTTCAATGAGATTGGTATTATATCTTTATCTGGATTCTCGTCCCAGTTATCTATTTCTTTTAAAAAGTGGAAATTTTCTTTTTCCATGAATTTTTGCTTAAACATGTCAATGAACTTGCTTCTTTTTTTCATAACCTTGTCTTTTGGTTGTCCGAAAACATCTTTGTGCTTGAATCCGATTGTTATGTGGAAATCGTGTTTTTTCAAAGCATATCGGTTTCTGATGGCAGTAAGTTTATCAGATTTACCCACAACAAAGTAAGTAGTGTTAGTTCCGTTCGTTGCTGTACCGAGGCCCATAAGTTTAAGATCATCAATTTCATAGGTGAATAACTTACTTACTTGTTCGACAAATTCGGACATACCAATCTCTTTACCAAGTGCTACATAGTCACCAGCATTGATTATGGTCATGTGGTGTCCATTTTCATCACGTTTTTGTTGGTTTCCAACATATTCGTCATAATCATCACCGAGGTGTTCTTTTAATTCGCTCAAAAATGTTTGTATAAGACTTTTATCGAATTTAATTCCAATATAATTAAATCCTATTACGTCTTTAACGTGTGTTAAGTAAGTTACCATATTATTATTTATTAGAAATGAAAGTTCGAAAATCGGCAATATTACGTTTGGATATCTCTTGACCAAGTTCTCTACCCTGTTCCCACCCCTGATCGATGAGTTTTTTACCCCAATTTGTTGGTTGGTATTTTAAGAAATTCTTGTGTAAATCACCAAATCCTTCTACTCTAATCCATTCGATTAAGTCAGATTCCTTGATATTCTCTACGTCCAAGTTCTTCTTATTTAGTTCATTTTTAAGTTTAACAGCGTTATCCTCTGTTAGATTACTTAATTTTAACAGGAATTCAATCGTATCGGCCGTGTCACCATCAATCTTGTAATTCTTAGTCAGTTTCTTACTGAGACCATTAGTGTCCTCATTTTTGAATAGGTTAGTAAGACAAACATTAAAACTAGTTGTTTCGATGAGGTCGGTGTTTATGTTTGATCCTGGAAATACAAATTCAAACAATCCGAAATCGGTAAAATATTGTAAGTACTTGTTGTAATCGTTAGCTTGTACCCATGCCTTTTTCATCTCATCATAAATACGCTCACTGGATAATCCAGTTATCATGTAACCATATTTCTTTATAGCTGTTTTGGTATCTCTGTTAATTTCTCCCATATTATCTTATCGAGTATTTTTTTATCCTTATGTATTTCATTTTCCCACAAAAATAGGAATTTTATTTCATTTTCGTTTAGATATGATATTTTTACTTTATCACGTTTTACATTTTTCAATTGCACTTCATTTAATTCATTAAAAAATTCTGTGTTCCCGTGCCAATAGTCTCCCTGACATTCAATTACAAAATTAAATTGGGGTATAAAGAAATCGAATACAAATTTTTTGAATCTTAATTGTTTTATATATTCAATATTCATTTTTTTGAGTGTGTTTTCAACTATTATTTCAATTTTGGTATCTTTTTTAATTTTATTAGCAGCTAATGTCATCCTACCAATTACTTCGTCTTGTTCATCTTTTGTATATGAATTCCAAATTTTTTTTCGAGTTTTTGATTGATTTAGACTCATTTCATATATCTTTTTTGAGGAATATTTATCTAATCCTTTATTCCAAGGGGTCTTACCATACATACCATTATTTTTACCCTTAGTGTCCAAATCTCCATTATTGTGGCGGTTTTTCATAATTTTAGATAATTTAATGGATGCTTTCTTAATACGTTCACTATTTTTCTTAGTAAGACCTATATTTGGTCCTTTTCTACCATACATACCATTCTTTGTTCCAGAATTTAACCGGCTTTTGATAATGTATTTTTGTTCTGGTGAGTGCCTAAGTTTCAATTTATTGATTTTTAGTCGAATTGCTGATTTAGTTCTATGATGAAATTTTTCAACATACTTCCCAAATAGTTCAGATAATGATAACCCATTAAATTCATAGCACAATCTAAGATAATCTTCTTCCTCTTTGGTCCAATAAATTCTCATATTTATAAATCATTTCCTTATATATTAAAATAATATACCAGAAAACCCATTACATACACAATGCCTCTTAATTACTATCTACAAGCAAATCGTAGAGTTCTTAATATTCGAAGGGGGTCTTCTTCTATTCTAAGTTTTGGATCACCAATCATTCGTATAACTCCATTTTTCAAATCAGTATATCCACCAACAAGGTCTATTATCTTTCGAGTTCTTAGATCAAAAAACATCCCATTTATGGTCAAATCTCTTCGAGTAACGTCTTCTTCGATAGTAACACCCAGTTTAACCTCAGGGTTTCTACCTTTTGATATATCTTGTCTGAATGTAGCTATCTCAACACCCTCTGGTTGATCATCTGTGAATACTACAACGACACCAAATGCCTCACCTTGTAGTTGTGTTCTATATCCTTTGAGAATCGCCATAACTTCATCTGGTAGAGCATCTGTTGCAACGTCAAAGTCTTTGGGGTCATGTCCTGTAATGAAATCTCGTACTGATCCACCTACGAGGTATAGATTCTTACCAGCTTTGGTGAATAGTTTCGTAATCTCTTTTATGGAGTTTGGTACAATTTCATAAAGGCCATCAGCCTCGATTGGAATAAGAGCTACATTATTTTCCATAGATTCAACAAATATATGAAAATTATTTATCATCTTCATATTAACTACACATCAGCTAAAGGCTGATGTGTTTCTACGTCACAAGCACGATGTAACCATCCACTTTGTGTGACGCTGGGTTTGTTCCTCAACCCAAAATTTCTTATATTTTTAGCAGCATTTATATCTCTATCGTGATTGGTTCCACATTTACAAGTCCATTCCCGGTCATTTAAAGTTAATTCTTTATTAATAACTCCACAATTAGAACACGTTTTACTGGATGGATCAAATCTACCAATAACGGATAGATTTTTACCATACAATTTACATTTATATTCCAACATTGAACGAAAGTCAAACCAACCCATATCACTTATAGCCCTCGAAAGATTACCATTTTTAAGCATTCCACCGATGTTTAAATCTTCTATACAAATGGTGTCATAGTTATCCACAAGATGTTTACTAATCTTGTGTAGATAATCCTGTCTTTGGTTTCTAACATGTTCATGGACCAGGGCGACTTCCATTTTTTGTTTATTATAGTGGTTTGACCCTTTTTGTTTTCGGTTGAGTGATCGCTGCTCGATCCTCAACCTTTTTAAAGCAGATTTAAAGAAATCTTGATTCTTGAATTTCTTTCCATCTGATGTGATAACAAAATCTTTAATACCCAAATCAATACCAACCGTTGTTTCCAACTTTATTGGTTTCTTTTTGGGTAATTCCCTTTTATTATCCACTAAAAGACTTACATAATATTTATCTGTTACTGATTTACTAACAGTTACTGTTTTTATATCTCCTTTATATTCGCGGTGGAAGTCTATATCCACCAGTCTTAATTTAGGTATAAATATTTGTTTTTTATCTTCGTTAAAAAACACACCTTGTGGTAATTGGAAGGATTGTTTTCTATATTTATTTTTAAATTTTGGAAAACCAGCACCTCTAAAAAAGTTTGTGTAGGCATTGTCTAAATTAGCCATACTCATTTGTAGTGCCTGAGATGGGCTTTCCTTTAGCCATTCACATTCATGTTTTTTAAGTTCTGTTATTTGTTTATTCAGGTCAAAGCAGCTCAGGTGTTGTTTATTTCCGGTGTATGCTGATATTTTAGTTTCCAGTCCAAGGTTATATACAAATCTAACCTGCCCAAATATTTTTGACAGTAATTCCTTCTGGTCTTGGTTTGGATATATTCGATATTTAAAGGACTTTAACATTTCTTTAAACTATATATTAAAAGCACCAAGCCCCTTTTTAAATGGTTATGGTGTCACTTACATCACACAAGCTAAAGACTTGTGTGTTTTACGTTCCGTCATATAAATTTGTAATGCTTCGAGTTTATTAAACGTATTAAATCCCTCGAAAAGTTTTATATATTTAAGATTTCTTCTCATCATCATCTTTCAATCGATCTAAGCTATCCTCAACCTGTTCTTGACCAACATCATCTAATTTACGAGTAACTTTATTATAGGTTAATTTACGTTCTTTCTGGCCTATACTGAGATCATTCTTTTTAAACGAACGTCTAGTTTTCTCAAGTTCTTCCTTTTCATTCGGAAGTTTCTTAATGAAATCTTTAAAATCTGTAACTTTTCTATCGTCTTTTGACATAATCTATATATTAGTTTTATTTTCTGGTAATGGTCGTAACATGATATTTATCTGAATAAAAATTACCAGAATCATCTTCAGTCTCTTCTTGTTTCACATCATAATCATCTAATTTGAGTCCTTTTACCTTAAATTTAAATTTACGATTACTATACTCATCTACTGGATTGGTTTTAATTACTATTTTATCATCTTCTAATTTAACCGTTGTCCAATTTGCATAATCTGATGTAGAATTACTATATCGGGAACGTATTTCATTGTATAGTAATTCCAGTGGATCGGTTACTTTATTAATCTCTTCATCAGTAAAAATAAATATATTAATCATCGATTTAAGGAATACTACTTTGGTATCGGTAGATTTTGATATATTGTGTATAGCATCTATAATACCACCCTCGATACAGTTAAGTAGAGAATAACCATTTCCTACCTTTAAATCCACTTCTTCATTATTCCATAAATCAATCTGTAACATGTAACAGAACCTATCGGTATCAGTAACTGGTTTTTTAAATAGAAAACCCCACACTTCACCAAATACCTTTCTATTATATGATTCCATTGAATAATAACCCTCTTGTATGTTATATCTTATCAACTCATCATCCAGGTTTATTTCTATAAGGTCTTTAATATTTTGTCTTGATATACTTTCGTTTATCGATTTATTATTGAAGCTATTGTAGTCGAATATCATGTAATTATATATTATTTTTTAACCTTTTAATTTATCATCTAAGATTTTAGCAATATTATAACCCATCATAAAGTGTATGTTCTCTAGTGTATCGGATTCTTCGGTAATTACTTCATCCATAAATTTAAACTGGTATCTATACACATCAACATTCTCATCCTCTATATCATTCTCAATCTTTGATATAGAAACATCAAATTTGTGATTATTATTTACATTTACTTCAAAGTCAAATGTAGTTTCCTCACAGGGTGTCGTTTTAAACTTTGGTTGGTATATAACTTCGTGTACAGAATACTCAGTTACTTTTTCTCTTCTCAAATAATGATTCAAGAACATGGCCGGTGCTTCGATGAAGTCAGATAGTAATTTAATATCATCACCGAAATTATTCGATTCAACAATACCCTCTACTTTAGTTTTCATATCTTCTAAGCCCTGGAATCCTATATTATGATAAACACAATTTATATCATATAGATATGTAAATGAATCCTCCGTCACTAACCTCTTTTCTAAATCTGTTTTAAATATGAATTTAGTGTGTATTATCATTGTATCTTCAACTGATAACCCATGTATTGACATAACGAGTTTATAGTATGATTCATCATCACCCATTTCATATACTGTCTCTATTGACTGCACAAGACTCTCATCTTCCTGAAAGACATTTTTAAACGTTTGCTCTATTTCTCCTATACTTACCATATATCTATATATTTAATTCAAATTTTAGTTTACCACAATCATATACCCTAGGTATGGTTAAAGTCGACTCAGATACACCGGTATTTGATTTACGATATCTAGATTTATGAATTCTTACGTTATTAACTACATATTTATAATCAACGGTGGTGTGATTTACACAAGTGAATCTAAGGTTTGTGTAAAAGTTACCAATACTCCATGTTTTATCAGCATAACTTATAATTCTTTTAGTATTATAATTTTTGATAAAGAATTTTAATAATTTAGAACCACCACCTATAACTGACGTATCTAATTTATTACAAAACCTATTTAAATTCCATTCACTATCAGACATCTTTTTACGTCCTTCAAATTTATTAAATGTCATTATCGATACCAAGTTAGATTCATTATATAATCCTAATTTTATTATTGATGGTGAATTGCCCTGGATGTGATTATTATTTATGAATTCCTTAGTTATTTTACCATCATCAATTACACGAACTTCACATTTTCTAGCATATATTCGATTACCTACAATACCTAACCAATTACGTATTTGACTTTTAAGTATATCTGTATTATTCACCCAATCATCTTCCCATATATGGATTATACGAATACCTCTATCTTTAAAGTGGTTGGTTTTATTCAAGTGATAATTTTTATCTTTATATTTTTCGGAGTGCCAGTACAACCCATTAAATTCAAACCCAATATTCAAACCCGGTAGGTAAATATCAATCTCCAAACCATCTCGATATGATTGGATTACCTCACCATCATAAATACTTGATATATATTCAAACAACTCCTTCTCTTTTATTGACACAGAATCACCGATTGGATTACAAATTGTACATAATGGGATGTTGTGATTTTTACGATCATGATAATTTGTACTACGTATTTCGAAATTGTGATTTTTGTGTTTATCACATGAGAATAGTGAAACACCATTGGAAATATACTCTATGTAATTATTATCATTACACATATCAAAGTTACCCACTCGATATTCTTCATTTTTAAATATATTATCCACCCCATATCTTGACGAACATGTTTTTTTCATATTGATCACGTAATCATCTGTTGATTGATAGTATTCGAATCCATATCTTTCTAAATTGGTTTGTTTAACCTTTTTTAATAATTCATCGGATTGTAATGTGAATCCACCATATTTCTCATTAAATGTTTTCTTGGTTTTATTCTTAATTATATCTGATTTATTTGGACACTCAAAACCATATCTTTCTAAATTGGTTTGTTTAACCTTTTTTAATAATTCATCGGATTGTAATGTGAATCCACCATACCTGGATATATTTGTATCACGAACCTTTATTTTACACTCAGTAGTTTGTGAGTAATATTCAACGCCATACTTATCGATATTATTCTGTTTAATCTTATTTTTAATTTCATCAGACTCAAAAACATTAACAACACCATATTTCCCCAAATTGGTTTGTTTGGATTTTATTTTATACTCTACACTCTGTGCATAATTAACAACGCCATGTTTTTCTAAATTGGTTTTCTTGATAGCATCTTTAATTTCATCAGACTCAAAAACATTAACAACACCATACCTTTCTAAATTGGTTTGTTTTCTTTTACATATTTTACACACATAATTAGGGTAAATATTGAATCTATTATAATCCTTATATGTTAAATTGTTACCCACCTCACACACATCACAAATAACATCAATTTTCTTCTTTGAGCCACCTGATAAGTGTTTAATATCTATGATAAAGGAATCACCTGAGATATCATATCCCAAGTTCTCATAATGTTTAAGGTTACGAAGTCCCCTCTTATTTATTATTATTTTATCAGTTTTTATCACTTAGAATTGATTATCATATGATTTAGTTTTCAAATCGATGATTTTTTGTATATATAAATTTCTGCGTAGTAGCTTGAAAACTAAATTACCTACACCATACTCACCCTCTTCTTCGAGAGATTTCTTACGTAGGTTCTTCACCTTTGTCCAAACAGCCTTAATACGTTTTTTTATTGTGTCGTATTCTAATGTTTCGATATTCTCTTCAATATCATCTACCTCCATCATAATACTCTTAGCTTTCTTCTCAATAGCCTTCTCATCCAAGACAACCTCCACCTTCTCTGGTTTCTTTATCCAATTCTTATCTTTCAATGAATAAACACCGCCTATACGACCACCATCAATACCACTCTTCAATTCCTTCTCATCCTGTATCATTACTTCACACTCATAACCCTCTACTTTAATATCGTGTTGTATGTTCCACAATTTCTTTGATAAATCACATAGACTTTCAACTATTTCAAGGTCTTCGTCTACTTCTTTAAAATCTATTATTATGTGTAAGTCATAATCAGAATATTTTTCTGACCAGTTATAATTACACAAAGAACCAACCAGTGTATAATCAATAACCTTAGCTTTTATATCGGTTCCCTCATAAAATTCTTTCGAAATCTGAAGTAACTTCTCACGTACTTCTTCTCTCATTTCGAAACCATCCCACACTTTTGTGTTTAATTCATCCTTAATTCTGAACGATTTTACTGGTTCAAAATCCTCTTGTTTGAATTCAAAAAATTTTCTGAGCATTCTAAGTCGAATTTTTTTAATATATATTAAATATGATTCTCGACTTTCGGGTTTAATTATCATATAACTTAAAAAATTAACTAACTGTTATGCAGACACTTAACGATGTGGAAGACAAAAACATCCTAAGTGAGATTTTCGATAATGAACTAATTGTTTTCGAAGATGTCCAAGGATCAAAAATATGGGTGAACTGGAATGGTAAAGAGTTCACAATAAAACCAAAAAGACTTTCTAACGAACCAATCAATCTTGTTGATTTGGCCATGCAGAAGTTCTATAATCCAGCAATGAATTATTTCGAAAAACTAGATGATAGAGTAAAAGGACTAATGCCATTTAAATGGTGGTTTTGTTTCGAATACTTCCCAGACCCTCAACCAGCAAACATAGAATATTCACGATTACCTAAGCATGGACTTGTTCTAACGTCTATAAATAAAAATAATAGGTACGACTACTCCATGGAAGAGATAGTTGAATACGCTCGACTTTTCGATGTGGATCACCTACCAGTAATTTTCCAAGGGAAATTATCAGATGATATGAAACAAGGTATTGAATACTTTTTGAATACATCAGAGGATGATTTGGATTATGTTTTTGGGGAAAAGAATTTTGCATTCTTTTTCTATAACATGCTTAATCCATCAACTGATGGTTCGTTCCTAATGGATGGTGAATTCCAAGATAATATTGAGAAATTGATATTCCGGGTAAATGACCAAGATAAAAGTTTTGAAATCCTAAACCCACTCTATAAAAGAGTAAGTCAGGATAACAATACGGATTTCGTGGAAATATACACACTCATTCTACTAAACTTCCTAACATTCTGTCAAGGGATTGATCTGGATTCTATGAAGTTGAAGGGAGATAGTAGGGAAGAAATGTATATCTATATGATGTGTAAGCTATTCAATATGTATGTTTCTGATGTTAAAGAAGACCTTTTGAATTTTGAATTCACACTACCGGAATTCTGGACACAGGATAAATTCAAAATAAATAAAGAACTAATCTCAAACAAACTGACTAATGAGATTATAGAAGAGTCAGATAAATTGGAGTATTATTTTAAGATAGTTCTATCATCATTTAATAAGAAGAGAAAAAAGCCACTTGGTATATTTACTGAGAATACAGTTAAACTTTTCAATGGGTTTGTTGATAGATTGGATATGTTAGTTGATAAGGAACTTAAAATGTTAAGAGATGTTCATTTAGCTCAATCTGGTTTAGTTGATTTCGGATCATTCATTGATTTTTCAGTGGATGTTGATTCCACAGGAATGGCATATCCGAGCGTTTGGGATGAAATTGAAAGTTCGAGAGATGATAAGAAAAAGAAGAAATTAATACCTACTACGAAGAAGAAAGATGGTGATATGTAGTGATGATATCACTCATTTCTTTTACGATATCATCATCATATGATATTCTGAATAGTGATATATCATTATCATGACAGAAATTGTCTTTTATGGTATCATTTTTCTTTCTGGTTACAAACCCTGATTCACCACCAAATAATGAAACTGGTCTGAAGTGTTGAACACCATCAAATTCTATGTAGATATCAAACGACTCTATATAAATATCGAAAAAGTATGGTCTATTCTTAGGTGAAACACATCCAGGAATTTTTCGTTCTATTTCGAATAAGATATTATTATCTTCTAGTATATTACATATTTTATTTATACCCTTACTCTTAGTACATCTCGGACATCCCTGTGAAAGAGTTATGTGTTTATTTGGAGTTTGTTTAAATTCACCATGTTCTTCACATATAATTATTAGTTTATTCAAAGCTGATGAATACACACTCTTGCTATAATCATATCTATCTCTATGTACTTCTCTAGATTTGTGTATGAAATCTAGTATTGTACATTTAAGATTACCAGCACACTCACGACACCCATTACCACGCTTATGTGAGCTTGGTAACTGTTTAAACTCACCGTGTTCCCTACATATTATATTGACTTTTTCATTACGATTAGTGTATTTAACCAGTGAATAATCATATTTATCACCATGTATAGATATAGACTTCTCAATGAACTCCTCTGTTGTAAATCTTATATTATTAGCACACACTGGACACCCAAGGCCGGATAAGTGGTCATTTGGTCTCTGTTTGAATATACCATGATCCGGACACATAATATCAACCTTCAGTTTACTGTTTTTATATTCAACCAATGAGTAATCATATTTTCCTTTATGTATATCATTGGATCGTTCAATAAAATTTGATGTAGTGTTTCTACCGGTCTTACTATTTTTAATATACCCACATGCTCTACAACCAGAACCATTCAAATGAGTATCTGGTCTCTGTTCAAAAACACCATGATCCGGACACATAATATCAACCTTCAGTTTACTGTTTTTATATTCAACTAATGAGTAATCGTATTTATCACCGTGTATTTTTTGTGATCTCTGTATAAATTTATCTGTTTTATCCTTGTACATGATAGAAACTTAATTTACTGTATATATAAAAAAGTTTCCCTCCCTAAACTTATGGTGATATATTACATAGAATGTATATGAAAATAGATATACACTTCATAGAGTTTTACATTAAGAGAAAGTACAATAAGAAAGTTGAGGAATACTTCGGTGTTAATAAATCGATAGCTTCTAAGTGGAGGAATACAAAATTCCCCGTTAGTAGGTTACACGAATTTGTATATAATGAGGGCACATCAGACTTAATAGAACTTATTAAGAGGATTTATTAGTATTTAACACCATCTATATAAATGAACTTATCGGTGTTCTTCATAGAATTGAAACATTTGAATCCAACTGATTCTATCTGTTCTTTTAACTCATCTTCCCTACCTTCCCATTTAGATGCTGGCTCACAGACAAATATGTTCCCATATGTCTTTAGTGTTCGGTATGCTTCTTTGAAGTAGTCCATGTGATTTGAACCCATCAATGCTAGTGAAAAAACGGCAACATCCAATATACCATCCTCGATAGGTACATTTTTTATATCACAAGATATGACATCATCATCCACGGCAACGTGATCAAAGGCGTGTACGTGGTTAGTAATTTCCTTCGATAATAAATTTTCACCACATCCAAAATCACCAACAACCCAATCAGTTCTTGGTTTTATTTTCTTAGCAATTTCAATATATGGTATTTCTGTCCAGGTTTTTCTTTTTTTGGAATAGAGTGTGTGATAATAGTACCATTCACTTGGGTCTTTTGACAACCTTTCATGTGTATTATCTGACCTAGAAACGCTCCAGTTCTTATTTAGGTCTGAGAAATCACCCAGTTTGTTTCGACTTCGTTCAATTTGTTTTGGATTTAATGGTATCATAAATTCCTCTCTATCGAACGTTATGATATCACCACTCTGTAATCTATTAACCCAATCAGATAATTCTTTCTTAGCATCTTCAATTAATTTCGTTCTGGATGGTAGTAGATTTTTTGGTACTTTGCCATCGATAGCTAAGTCAGCCAATGTTGCTTTAAATTTAATGATATTATGTCTTCGTTTATCCCAACTCCAAATACCATCACCCAACGGTATAATAACTTGTGGTATGTATATATTCACATGGTCGAAATTAGATCCTTGTCTATTAACACGACCAACCAACTGATCATACTCACTACTTGTCCATGGTAGTATAATAGGAATAAGTGTGTTACAAACGTTTTGTATACCATCTACACCAGTTCCGACCGGAGCCGATCCAACCAACACATCAATTTTACCCTCTTTGAAAAGTCTAAGACCGCTCTTATCTTGACCGGTATAATATCCAACGGTGAATCCTAGGTCAGTGATGTATTCTCCGATTAATTGACTTAACTCAGTTACGTAATGTGTATAGATAAGAGTTCCTTTTTTAATCTTACTAGAAACCGCATCAAGTTTCATATCAATCAATACTTTTTCAAATTCAACAACAGCACCCTTTTTTATCTTAATTATCTCATCACTTAGTTCAGAACCATCAACTTCAATTATCTCCTCATTGACAGATATACCATAATCTGGTTTATACCTCAATCCATGTCTCGTAAGAGCTTTATACATCTCAATACCATTGAGTATGTTCTCATCGGTCTCAAGGTCTGTGTGTGATTCACCAGTCAGTAACTCTATTAATTTTTTAGGCTCTGTTAGGTTGTTAATTATTGGAGTTGCTGACATAGCCATCACCATAAGATTATCATTCTTTTCGGAGGAGT